GAAAAGGAGTGCGCCTTACGCTATGAGAATATAGAAAAAAGATTAGACGCGGGGAGTAAAAAATTTGACCGGTTGATGATGATGATAGTGGGTGTTTATCCCTTTATCTTAGCCGCAATTGCATTAGCAAAATGGATGTGACCGATGGGATGGCAAGAATATAATGGGGGAGATGAGGCGCATTGGATTCATTTAGTCTTATTATTTCTTATATTGATCGGTATCATAGTGTTTTTTTGGCTTTTTGGCCCAGAAAGTGAGGTTCCTGTCAACCCAACAGAAGAAAAGTAATTATGACTCCCAAAAAATTAGAACCTAAATCAAAATACGCAGAATACGATTTCGATGGTGATGGCACTGTGACTGATGAAGAAATCGCCAGACACAATGAAATACTTAAACAAGAATTAGCAGAAGAAAAAGCAGACACACAAAGAAGAATGGCGTGGGTCGCTATGATTTCTATGATTCTCTATCCGCTTGCATCACTCGTTATCGCAGAAGATAGACTCGACACATGGAGCGCTATGAGCGACATGATATTCCTAAGTCAAGCTTCAGTCATCGGTTTGTATTTTGGCGCAACAGCCTATATGGCTAAAAAATAGGAGATGTTATGTTAGCAAATTTAATTGGCCCTGCTACACAACTGTTAGATAAATTCATTGAAGATAAAGATCAAAAGGCCGCATTAGCGCATGAAATAAGCACAATGGCAGAACGCCATGCTCAGGAGCTTGCGAAAGGTCAAATTGAAGTTAACAAGATGGAGGCCGCAAGTAGTAGTATGTTTGTCGCGGGGTGGAGGCCGGCTGTCGGTTGGATTTGTGCGCTTGGCTTTGCATCAAACTTTATATTGATTCCTATGGCTAATTTTGCCTTAGCGTTAGCTTCAATAGACGTGCAAATACCTATGATCGATACCACGCAAATGATGCCTGTTTTGATGGGAATGTTAGGCCTCGGTACACTTAGAACCGTTGAAAAGGTTAGGAAAGTTAGTAGAGAGCAGTAATGATTCTGAAACGTATGTTAAAACTGCATGAAGGCGTGAAGAGACACGTCTATCTGTGCTCGGCAGGATATGAAACGCTAGGCGTGGGGCGCAACGTCTCACAATCCGGGTTAGGTTTATCAGACGATGAAATAGACTATCTATTAGATAACGATATCAAGCGTGTGACAGAGGAGTTGTCAAGAGAATATGATTGGTTTGATACGCTTGATGAGGTTAGACAAAACGCTCTAATTGATATTTCTTTTAATTTAGGCGCTTCTCGGTTGCGAGGTTTTAAGAACGCTTTACGCGCTATGTCAGAAGATAACTACCGCACTGCTTCAGAAGAGTTTTACGATAGCCGTTGGGCTAAACAAGTAGGCAATAGGGCAAAAAGATTGTGTCAAATGATTAGAACTGGCGAATATCCTCCTGAATTTATTGTATAATTATGTTAGGTGCAGATCTAAAAGATTTTGAGATTCTATCACAACAAGAGCAACAAGAAGCGGTAGCGTTGCTCGCAAAGTATGATCAGATTGAGAAACAAGAAGAGTGTCAAAAAGATTTTATTAAGTTTGTAAAATCACAGTGGCCTGATTTTATTGAAGGCCGACATCACAAAATTATTGGTGAAAAATTTAACAAAATAGCGCAAGGCAAGTTAAAGCGTTTGATTGTTTGTTTGCCGCCACGACACACTAAGTCCGAGTTTGCATCTACGTTTTTTCCTGCGTGGATGATGGGTCTACGCGGTAATCTTAAAATTATACAAACCACACACACCGCAGAATTAGCGGTTAGGTTTGGTAGACGTGTAAGGAACATTATCGACAGCGATGATTATCAGAATGTTTTTCCTAATCTTAGCCTTGAGGCTGATAACAAATCAGCCGGACGGTGGACAACCAATCAGGGCGGCGAATCATTTTACGCGGGTGTCGGAGGAGCCATTACTGGTAGAGGTGCAGACTTACTCATCATCGACGATCCAGTATCTGAACAAGACGCGCTAAGTCCGACAGCAATGGACGGGGTGTATGAGTGGTACACCTCTGGCCCGCGACAGCGACTACAGCCTGGTGGCATTATCGTTATCGTAATGACACGTTGGAGCACTAAAGATCTCGTTGGAAAAGTTCTTAAAAAACAAGGAGATGACTACGCAGATCAGTGGGAAGTCATAGAGTTCCCTGCGATTATGCCTGAATCAGACACACCTTTATGGCCTGAGTTTTGGAAGAAAGAAGAACTGTTATCTGTAAAAGCATCCTTACCTGTATCAAAATGGAACGCTCAATGGATGCAAAATCCGACAGCAGAAGAAGGCTCAATTGTTAAAAGAGAATGGTGGAGGCGATGGGAGACGGATGTGCCTGCTTATTCATACGTCATACAATCTTACGATACTGCATTTTCTAAAAAAGAAACGGCTGACTATAGCGCTATTACAACATGGGCTGTGTTTGAGTATCTAGATCAAGAGCAAATAATATTGCTAGATGCAAAACGTGTGCGTCTTGACTTCCCTGAGCTAAAAAAACTAGCATGGGAAGAATACAAATATTGGGAGCCAGATTGTATCTTAATCGAAGCAAAGGCATCAGGCACCCCTCTAACGCAAGAATTAAGGCGTATGGGCATCCCTGTCACTGCTTATACGCCATCGAGGGGACAAGATAAAATTGCTCGTATGAACTCTGTGGCTCCCATTTTTGAGAGCGGTATGGTATGGTGTCCAGATCAGGATTTTGCTGATGAGGTGGTTGAGGAGATGGCATCATTTCCGTATGGAGATCACGATGACTATTGCGATAGTTCAACGATGGCATTGATGCGATTTAGACAGGGTGGTTTTTTATCTTTGGATAATGATTACGTCACCGAGATAAAACCGCTACAACGGAATAGGATGGTGTACTACTGATGGTCATAGAGAGAAAAGAACAAAAATTAGGAACGGCAGACAATCCTGACGTCATGCCAATGGGCTCAGAGGTAGAAGTAATACCTGAGCCAAGTCGCGCGGATCAAATACGAGATGCGGCAGAAATATTGGTTATCGAAGAAAGCATCTTAATTGATGATGAAGCAGACGAGGCATCAACACCAGACATTAGTTTTGATGCAAACTTAGTTGATCAAGTCGATGATGGTGAACTCTCTGCCTTAGCATCGGATGTGTTGAGCGCTATCAAAGCAGACAAAGAGTCTAGATCTGAGTGGGAAAAAACTTACACAGATGGCTTAAAATATTTAGGCATGAAGTTTGATGAAACACGCTCAAGCCCGTTTCAAGGATCAACAGGTGTAATACACCCAATACTTGCTGAGGCCGTTACACAGTTTCAAGCACAAGCATATAAAGAATTATTACCACCAAAAGGGCCAGTAAAAACAGAAATAGTCGGTGCGCGCACGCCAGACACAGAAGCGCAAGCAGATCGTGTTCAAGAGTTTATGAACTTTTACATCATGAATGTCATGGAGGAATATGATCCAGAATTAGATATGTTATTGTTTTATCTACCGTTAGCCGGATCAGCGTTTAAAAAAGTCTACTTTGACACTGCATTGAATAAGGCAATGTCTAAATTTATCGAACCGCAAGATTTAATAGTGCCTTATGAGGCAACAGATATTTTTACTGCTGAACGTGTTACTCATGTTCTCTCGATGTCAAAAAATGAGATTAGAAAACAACAACTTGCAGGCTTCTATGCAGATATTGAGTTAAAAGGCGGTAATATGTCTTACACTCGCGATGAGATAGAAGAAGAGATTGACGACATCGAGGGTATGCATCCATCCTATAAAGAAGACCGAGATCACACGGTCTATGAAGTGCACACGATATTAGATTTACCAGGCTTTGAAGATGTAGATTCAGGAGGAGAAAACACCGGACTCAAACTGCCTTACATCATTACCATAGATGAGCCATCACAAAAAGTTTTATCTATTCGGAGGAACTACGCAGAAAACGATCCACTTAAACAAAAGATTAACTATTTTGTTCAGTACAAGTTTTTACCGGGCTTAGGTTTTTATGGGTTAGGTTTATCTCACATGATAGGCGGATTAGCGAAAGCGAGCACTAGCATTCTAAGACAGCTCATCGATGCCGGCACCCTAGCTAACTTGCCTGCAGGATTTAAAGCACGCGGCATGAGAATCAGAGATGAAGACGATCCCTTACAACCTGGTGAGTTTAGAGACATAGACACCACAGGCGCATCTCTCAGAGAAAACTTAATACCATTACCCATCAAGGAACCATCAAATGTGTTGATGAATTTGCTCGGGTTGATGGTGGATGCAGGTAAAAGATTTGCATCTATCGCTGATACAAACGTCGGAGATGTAAATCAAGCGATGCCCGTAGGCACGACAGTTGCTTTACTAGAGCGCGGAACTAAAGTGATGTCAGCGATTCATAAGCGCTTGCATTATTCACAAAAATTAGAATTTAACTTATTAGCTAAAGTGTTTGGAGAGTTCT